AACCAATAGGAGCTAGTATGAAGTTCCTCCTCCGGCAGATGAATGGGACCCGAGCCGATGTTCTCGTGGGTTTTCAGCTTGATTTTAATGAAGTACGGTACAGAACCACGAATAAAATACCTGGCTGCTGTACGCTTCGCCGTCCGATAAATAAAAAATATCTGCTACCGGGTCATACTTAAAAACTTCCAGGCCAGCAGCTGCGGCGTACTTCGCGGCTGCTTTTGCTTTTTCCTGGCCGATAAAGCCAGCGGCATAAATAAGGGCTTCGTTCATGGCTTAACCTCATATTCCCAGGCGCAGCCCTGGCAGGCGGCTACGGTGCTTTCTTCCGTTTCCCCGGTTACTACGTGCTTCGTCGTTACCCGGTAGCGGTCGAATAGTTCCGTTTCCCGGCAGCTGCGGCAGTACCCGGAAGCGGTCGCCAGGTAGACGCGGCTTACTGGTTCCATGTTATCGTTCATAGCGGTTCGATAAGGTCGGGGCAGTTTTCCAGCTTCGTATGGTCGTACATTCCCAGCCGTTCGGCTATCCGCATAGCCTGGTTAGGCTGGCCTTCGCGTTCCAGGTAATGAAGCGCCCCGGCACAGTGCTGCTTTATTCCCTTGTTAAGCGTCTTATGGCATTGGAAGGTAAGGCCCCGCTTTAAGTCGCGTACTATTCCCGGTATCCGGGCCGGGTGAAGGGAAATATTTGTACTGCTGCCTTCGATAAAGGGGCAGTCTTTACAGGGTTTCGTAAGGTTAAAATTCATACGCCCCAGGCCCCCTTACGCGAAGACTGCTTTACGGCAGTATCTGCATTTTTTACAGTCTACAGCGTCGGCTTCCTGATCGGTTATGCTTTCCGGGTTAATAGTTCCAGCCAGGCCACAGCCAGTCGAATTCTTGCTACCAGGTTCGTATAAGTGTACCTGGGCCTTCCCGGTATACTTTACGGTCTGTACGGTCGCAGACTTCGGTAGGGTTACGCCTATGCGTTCGACTACTTCCTGTTCTTTTGTGGTGAAGTCTACAGCGATTACCTGGGAAACTGCTACGCTTGCCGCCTGGTCGCCCCAGCCCAGCAGTTCCAGCAGCGCCTGGGCCTTCTGCGCCTTTTCCGGGTTCGCCGCCATGTAAAGGGGTATCATTTCTTCCAGCAATTCGCGCTGGCCGAATTCCGGGCCGTTCGCTTTCGCCAGGGCGTCCAGCAGCGCCCGCGTTTCCTGGCCTACCTTCGTACTGTAGACTACTAGGGTCTTACCGTCTGTAATCCGTTTACCTTTTGCCATTTTGTTTTCCCGCCTTCGTACGTGGTTTATGTAACTATCATCATTATACTAGTAAAGATAACTTGAAGTAAAGACTTATTAAAGGATGTTTACAGGGGTTTTTCTAATATATAAATTCGTCGAATCGAAAGGGGGGTATCTTTATACAAAAAACAAAAGCCGGGATAGTGTACTAAAAAAGTACCCCCCCCGGCAAATTACAGCTGTCTTATATTAAAATCTTAAAAGAGAAGAACATAGTAAGTATTACTATACTTACTAACTACTATTACTATATATATATATATATAACTATATTTATTATTTATATATTTATATTATATATATATAGTCTTTATTCTTTTGCCGGGGAACTGGTAATTTATGGGGGCTGTATAATGGTGCGGATTGAAGGCTATGTTTCGAAGAAGAATGTACTGCGCTGGCTGGAAAACTACGCCAGCCTGGAAGCAGGCGACCAAATCGACGACGGCCAGGTAGTAATCGTAAACAGCGGCCCGAAGCAAACCGACGGCGTAAGCGGCGGGCGTATGAATAAGATTATGTTAGACCAGGCGCTGGGGCAGCTGCGGCGGGAAATGTCCTTTTCCTATTACTGTATACGGCTGCATTACATACGGCCAATCTTACAGAAGGAAGCGCTGCGGATATTGCGAGTAAGGCGTCCTGTATTTATCCGGGGGCTGGAACAAGGCGAAGACTTTATCTACAGGGAGATTAACGGCGGCGCAGCCGAAGAAAAGGAGCGGCTGGAAGGCCTGGAAGCCGCGCCGGGTCTTTTACTGGCCCGGATATTGTCGGGAAAAGCAGAAGCTTGACAATACACGCATTTTTAAGATATGGTTATGTTAAGCTGCTTAGCTTATGTCCACAGGACATAAGGGGGCAAAAAATAGCGGGGGCGGGCCTTTACAGGCTTCGCCCCCTTCGTTTTACGAAAGAAAGTGCTAGTAGTAAAGAAGTAAAGATAACTTTATCTTGAAGGGGGCGCGATAATGGTCGACGAAAAAATAAATATGCCTGCCGTCGCTTCCGATCCTGCCTACGATATGGCGAAGAAAAGCCAACTAAACCCGAAGGCCGACGCTAAGAACCGGGTAGAAGTTATTCGGGGCCGCGAAGTCTTAACATGCGGGGCCAGGAAGAAAAAAGGCCCTGGCTTTTGTAAATCGACTGCCGGGGCTGGGACGCAGCACCCAGGTTACGGGCGCTGTAAATACTGCGGAGGAAGCAGCACAGGGCCAAAGACCGACGAAGGTAAGGGGGTATCGACCCAAAACGCCCGTAAGCATGGTATTTACGCTAAAGTATTAAGCCCAGCAGCCAGGGAAGTTTACGAATCGCAGACTGATACAGAAGCTATTAGCCTGCTAGAGGATATAAAGATGCACCGGGCAAACATGGTTGTTTACATGGCTGACTGGCGGCGTAAATGGGATTCGTTCTATACGCGTAAGCTGGCCGAAAAGTTTGTAAAATACAAATGTACAAATCCAGACTGCGGGCGTACTTACGTCGTCGGCGACCTAGATACGAAGCCTGGTTACTGTAACACTTATAAGTGCGAACATAACAAAGACCTGGTAGAAGTCGAACGCTGGATAGCGCACAGAACGCCCGAAGAAGCCGAACGGTACGCTGACGCACAGACGAAGGTTTATTATTCGGAAGGCGAAGGGGCGCGCAGCTTCTACCATGCGGGCAGCCTGGAAGATAGGACGCTAGACCGGGCCTTAAATACCCTGGGCCGTCTGATAGAAAAACATGCCCGGCTTAACCCGGATAATGGCGACGATCTACTGGGACAAATTAACGCCGAACTTCGTGCAGCTTCGAAAGGAAAGGTAAGTATTTCCTGGGGCGGCGCAGCCCAGGAACGAAAAAATAGCGCAGAAATAGCGCCTAAATAAGGCAAAAATAGCGTAAAATAACTTGCCTTAATAAGGCGGGAAATAATTAAAATAATGTTCATTAGAATAAAGCATGGTAGCCTTCCGTATTGACGGTTACTCTACGCTAACGTAGAATAAGGGAAAAACTTATTCTAAGGGGTGGGTATAATCAATAAGGAACAGTATAAAAGCCTGGAAGAATACGTCGAAGCGCACCGGGCGCGGACACGTAAGAAGCAATCCGAAGCGAAGCAGGGCGAAAAAAGCCCTACAGCGATCTTAACCGAATCCCAGGTACGGGAAATACGGGCCAGGTACATACCCGGTAAACGAGGTACGGGCAGTAAGTCCCTGGCAAAGCAGTACGGCGTACATTTTCGAACAATAGAACAGATTCTAAAAGGGGAAACCTGGACGCATATTTTATAAGTCGCCAATATGGCGGCTTTTTTATTTTCCGGGAAGGGGTTTAGAAAAAACCATGATAGACGGCAGCAGCGCTTATAAGCTAATCGAATACGACTACCTGGAAGACGTAGACCCGATAAGCGGGGCGCCTTCCATCGTAAGCGTACCGAAGACCGTAAAGGATGCCCGCGAAGCGCTGCCTTACAACGTGATAAACAGCCTGGACGAACTATTTTTAAGGGAGAACCTACGGACGGCCTGGCGGCTGCTTCGTAAGAACGATCCTTACGACTACCAGCTGGAAGTCGCCGACGCTATCATATATTCGGCTTTACAGGGCCTGGGCTGGTTTATCGTAGTTATGATAAGTCGCCAGGCAGGGAAGAACGAAATAAGCGCCTTCGTGCAGCATTACCTTTTACTTTACGGCTGGTATCATGGGGAACGGATAAGCGGCGTAAAGTTTGCCCCAGTATATAAGCCCCAGGTACAGGCCAGCATGGACAGACTAGAAGGGGCAGACGCCCCGGACACCGGGGGCCTGGCAGGCAGCGTAATTACGAAGCGCACCTGGGCGAAAAGCGACGGCTATAAATTCCATATCGGAAAGCCCAGGGATTCGAATAAATGGGCCTTCCTTTCGATTAACCCTACGGCGAATATCGCTTCGCAGACAGCCTTTACGCTGCTGGAAGGCGACGAAGCCCAGGACATAGACGAAGCGAAATGGAACCGGGACGCCCAGCCTATGGGAAGCTTTAATAACGCTACTACCGTCTTATACGGTGTAGCGTGGACGAAAGGCAGCTTTATCTACCAGGGTATGCAGCAGGCGTATGACATGGAAGCCAGGCTGGAAAAGAAAGTGGGCTATAGGCCGAAGCTAGTATTTAAGATAGACGCCGACCGGGTAATAGCAGCGGGGAACGCAAACTATAGGGAATTCTACGAAAACCTGGTAGCGCGCCTGGGCGAAAATCATATCGCCGTACAGACACAGTACCGCCTGGTATTTGTAGACACGATAGGCAAATACTTTAACGACGAAGACCTGACCCGGATATTCGCCGCCTTGTATGAAACCAGGCAGGGGCCGAAGCCCGGCAGCAGTTATATTTTTTCGATAGACGTAGCCGGGCAGGAAGAACAGCCTACCGAACTGGCCGACGAAGTAGAAGCCGGGAACCATAAGCGCGACGCTACGATACTTACCATAGGCGAACTTTTCCCGGACGGCGTAATAGTCCCGGTAGCCTGGTATCAATGGGTAGGCAAAGGCCATACGCAGCAGCGGGTACAAATTAAGACAATTCTAAAACATTGGAATTGCATAGGCGGCAGCGGCGACGCTACCGGGCTGGGCGAACCGCTGGCCTACTGGCTAATCGAACAGTTGCCCGAAATGGAAATAGAAGCTTACAAATTTAAGGCGGCAGGCGACGAAAATAAAAGTAAGCTGGGATACCTGGCCTACTCTTACGTTAAGGGCGGCCTTTTCCGTATGCCGCGACGCCCGGCAAACAATCCGCAGCAGGCCGATCTGTACGACGAAGCCCGCTGGCAGCTGGAAAACCTGGTAAGGGTAGCGAAAAGAGAACAAAAGATAAATTATCACGTACCGCATACAGCAAAGC